GAGCCCCTCGACCTGCTCGGCGACCCAAACTCGTGTGATGTCACCGAGTGACATGCCTTCGGCGCGGGCGCACCAGAAAGCGAGGTGGTGCGTGTAGTCGCGGATTGCGCCGTCGTCCTTGTGCTCAGCGAGCCAGCGCTCGGCGGCCTCGGTGAGCGAGCGCGGCTGCTTTTCGCCGAGCTTGACCTGGCGCCAGAGCTGCGCCTTCAGCTGATCGTGGAGCTCCTGCGCTGCTTTGCGATCAGCAGTCTCAGCAGACTGCTTGAGTCGCCGCCCGCCGGGGAGCGCAATGTCGATGTAGAACGTCTTGCCTCGCTTGAAGATTGACATACAGGTTCCCTCTTGGTGGCCAACAGAATCTCCGCGACGTTGACTCGGATCGCCTTGCCAAACCTGTAGGCTGGCACTGCGCGCCGGTCGACCAGCCGGCGGAGCGTCTTTACGCTAACACCCAACTGGCCCGCCGCGTCATCAAGTGTGGTTAGCACCTGATGGTGAGATTCTCTCAACACCTCAGTCACTCGTCAATTCCCCCCGCATCAGCGGCAAAAAGTCCTCAAGTTTCATCACGATACGCCACGGCTGGCTGTTCTGCCGGTAGGCCACAATCGGCACCTCGCCCGGTTGGCAGTGCTCCTCGATCTGCCGGCACCAGGCGGGTAGGGCGAGCGTCTCGCGCCGCTTGGCCTCAATGCGAAACTTGCCAACCTGAATGTCATCGCCTGAGTCGCGCGCCTGGCCGAGCTTGCGCTTGACAACAAACCCGAGCTCTTCTGAAAGCAACTGTGCGAGCTCGCGCTCGGCAGCGGCACCCTTGTTGCGCGACATCCGACCGCCCATCAAATCACCCAGCTATACGCGCGGCGTGCGAGTCCGATGAAGATGCCCAACGCGAACGCCGTCGCGACCCACACCCCGACAATCATCAGCGTGCCCACCAACACGTTCGCGATTCTTTCCCAAGGTCCCAACATTTTTATTGCTCCAGGTTGTGCGCCAGGGGTGAGCCTTGCGCGGTTCTTTACTTTTCACGCGGGTCTCTCCCCGCGAGCCAACTTGCGTACCAGAGCAGTTTTTTCGCATCCTGCTCGGCTACATCTTTCAGCCCCAAGCGCCAGTTGTATTTCGCAACTTGGCCGCGTAGATAGCCGCGCCATTCGGTGGGGCTCAGCTGCGCCTGGATGGCGTCGATGCACTCGATGTCGCTTTGGTTGTAGTGCGCGGGTCGCTCAACGATGTCGAACTCCCGCACTTGCATCCCCTCGACCATTTTTTAATTCTCCCTAAAACGGTATTGGATCGTTGAACTCGTCCTCAGTTGGCGGTGGTAACTTTGAGAGATCGGGCCCGCGCCGCTTGCGCGGCTTTGACTCAACAACCTTCGCGTTAAACATCGCGCGCATAGCCTCAACGACAGGCTCCGTCACCGTGCCTGCGCTCGAGGCCGCTAGCTCTTTGCTTGCGTAACCACCAGGGCCATTTTTGAACGTCTCGCCGGTTGTGCGGTGCTTGTACTCGATGTAATTCTCGCCGCCGTCCACCGGCTCGCCAAACGGCACGAGCGCAGGAATAAACAAGTGCTGGTCGCAAGCCTCTTTTTGCGCGCCTTTGTGTCTTTCCGTACAGAGAAGTTCGCAACGCCATGCTCCACTATCAACAGGTGACGCATGGCAACACGTTCGGCAACTAACCTCCGCGACCTTCTGCTCGTGACAGAGCGAGAAGAAGGGGCACATTTTGCACTCCCAGTACGCGGGGTCTTCGGAGAGTTTGGCGGGCGGCTCTTTGGCGTCGATGATTCGTCGGGCGCGCGCCACCAGCTTAGCAAACGCTTCTTGATCAAAGTGAACCCACTCCGTATAGATTTCGTCGTTGTCTTTGTTGACGGCGAGGTACATCGCACGTTCAACGCTAAGCAGCCCCATGTAGGTCTGCATCTGCGCGTAGTGCTGTGGCTTTGCCTCGGCAACGCCGAGCTTCTTCATTTCGGTGAAGCTCTTTGCGCTATGCGTCTTAACCTCAAGGATCGCCCAGGTCTTGGGCGCTTCGGGGAACCCGCGACCAATGCCGTCGACGGAGCCACCGAAGTGCCCGCTCTCGTCGCGGCACTCAATCTGCTTCCCGTTTTCGTCGGTAAACAGTTCGACGCCAATACCGCGAAGCTCTTCGGCGACAACTGCCTCTTCACGTTTTCCGCGGTCAAAAAGGCGAAGCATTCGACCGTCAAAAGTCGGCTCCTTTGCCCAGCGGAACGCGTACCAAATATGCCTGTCGCAGGCGTGCCCAATTAATGACGCGCCCAGGTGTTCACGGTGTTCCTGCGGCCGAGCAGCCCGCCATTCCACGATGGCGGCCCCCGTATTGTGCTGACTCGCAGGGACTTGCGGCACTACTTGCGCTCCCAAGGCCGCGCAGCCGGCTTAGATACGGGGGTGGTGGGGGCAGGCCGCGCGGCCTGGGAGGCAACAGGTTTCGTTGGGCCGATACTGCGGTAACCCGTGACGCGGTTGCGCGTCGGGTCCTTCCGGTCAAGCTCAATCTGCGCAAGGACCGGAATATCGTGCAGCTGCTCGGTCTCGGTCATCGACCGGACGTTCGTCGCCAAGCACAGTTCCTGCAGCTGGCGCTTGGCGATGTCCTCGGCCGTCTTATTGGGGTTCGAGACGTTAAGCCGATCCCATACGCGGCGGCCGCTGAACTCGCCGTCAATGATTTGCAGTGTGAGCTCGAGGTACTCCCCAGTCCCCGCCTGCGTCGGCTTAATCTCAGAGGCCATCACAATGACCTGATACATCCCCTGCGGCAGCGGATCGCGGCTCGGCGCCGGGGCGGCAACGTGATTTTGAGCGTCAAATTGAAATGAAGGCATGGTCAATATGCTCCTGCGTTTTATTTTGAAATGGCCGACTCAAAGCCCTCCCAGGAAAGCGGAATGCTTTCCGGTAGGCTGTATCGGTTCTTTGCCATGTACGCCGGGCGCTCGGCGGTGAAAAGCAATCGCTCTCCCGTCGTAATGCCGCGGCTTACCGTCTTGTTGAATCCGACCTCGTCTTTTTTGACAAGCGTTTTGTAATTTGCGAACAGCACGGCGTCGCACCACTCGCGAACTAAGGCGCTCGAGCGTGCCTGCAGCTTTGGCTGATATCGATCATATGGCTCAGTTTCCGGCGAGTCGAAGCGTCGAATTTCGCAATGCGCAATCAAAATGACGATCATTCCGCGCTTGTTTCGGAGTGCGGTTAGACCGTCGAGTATTTCTCTCCACCTGTCGGCAGCGATCATCGCGCCTTTACCAAAGGCCAAATCTTTGGCGTCGTATTTCGCTTCTATTTCGCGCCAAATCAGCGTCTCGAGCCAGTCTAGCGAGTCAACCACAACGGTTTTAAAACCGTGGTCGTCAGAAAACAGTGAGCCAATAGCGTCCAAGGCGTCCGAGACTTGCGTCGCAATTGGAAAGTGATCCACGACGAGCGAGCCAAGACCGTCTTCGGTCTGAATGAAAACAGGCGACGGTGCGCCAGCCGCAAAAGTGCTTTTCCCGATACCTTCGACGCCATAGACCAAAACGCGTGGCGCTGAGAACGATTCGTTCTTCCGAATTGACTTGAGATCAAACGCCATGTTGCGGCTCCTCGATCACGATGTAGGTTTTTGCGGGCTTTACAGTGATCGCGGGCGCAATCTGGCGCCAAAGATCGGGCCGGTCTGTACGAATCGCCTTCAGCAGCGACTCGTCGGCTTCGACCTTGGTCTTGACGGGCTTTGCTTCGGCGGGCCAGGCGGCGCACAGCTCTAGCAGTCGGTCGATTTCAGCCCTATAAGAAAGCTTGCCGGTCGTCTTGAGCTTCATGCCGTTGCCGAGGATGGTCGAGACCGATCCTTCTTCCCGCGCCGGGTGCAGCTTCAAAATGTCCTGTTCAATCTGGACGCGACGCGACGTCGCCTCTTGCTCCGCTTTTTTTGCAGCAAGCCATTCCGCCGCAAGTTTTTCTGCGTTCATTTTTAGTGGCCTCGTGGTGGGGACGATAGGAACTTAACACGGCAATGCGAATATCTCAACACCTGCGGCAAAGCCCGGCATTACACCGGGCGAATCCACAGCACCGGCGCGGCCGCCTTCAGCGTGATGTTTTCAACGGCCGTGGCGCCGGTGAACGGCACTAGGTTAAACCGATCCTCGTCGTACCCCCGTTTGATGGTTCCGACAACGTGACTGCTCCCCTTCAGATCGACGACACACAGCCGGTCGATCATCGTCTCGGGGCGCGGGTCAAATGCGCCGGCGAATAGCACCCACCCGTCAACCACGAGCTCAGGCGCACGGACCTGGATCGCAAGGCCAGCGCCGGGTACGTCGCGCGGCGCAGCGACGCGTCGCGGATTCTTTGCTGTCACCGGGTGCAGTGCGCCGCGGGCGTCGCAGTACGCCTTAACCGGCATTTGCCGCGCGTCCTCTTCAATCGGAACGCCAGCCTGGGCAAGCACCTCGGTGACAGGAATCGTAAGTAACCCCGAGATGCGGGTCGCCTCGCTCGCGGTCATCACTCGCTTGCCACGCAGCATCAAAGAAACCGCACTCGGGTCAAGCTCGAGCAGCTTGGCAAGCCGGCGCATACTCATATCGCGCTCAGCCAGCCGCTCACGGAACCACTTTGTGTTCACCTTCTGAGCTGACATTACATACCCCTCTTCGTCGTTTGCATCGTTGAAATCGTTCGCGTCGTTGAATCGGTCTTGTCAACAGTGTTGACAATTCCACATCAGTAAAGCACCTTCGGCCGCGCCTTGCAACTCCACCACGAGAAAAACAATGCCCCAGCAACTGTCTCCTGCCCGTGAAGTCGTCGCCGCGTTGGGCGGTGTGCGCGCTACAGCACGCGTATTGCAACTTAATCCGAGTGCCGTTTCGCGCTGGATGATGCCCGCAGCGAAGCGCGGCACGGGCGGGCATGTGCCGCAACGGCACTGGCCGACGATTCTCGAGCACGCCAAAAAGGAACGCATCAAGCTTAGCCTGCGCGACCTCGCCAATCTGTAACGCACGCAAGCGGGGGCGGGCATGGTTTCTAACTCGGAATTTCTCGAGACGTTGTACGGTCCACTGGGCGAAGGCGCGCACGGGTGGATGGCGTCGTTTCGCGGCGATCCAAATTCTGTCAAATCGGATGCGTGGGCGGGGCAGCCCTGGCTCGGTACGGCCAACCAGCGGCTGCTGATCGACAAGCGCGCGCAAGACAATAATTATTACTCTGTCGCACGGCTCGCGCTCGGCGAAAGCAAACCGCGCCGCAGTAAGCAGAACTTTCTCGAGCTCGCGGCGCTCGTCGCCGACGACGCCGACATTACAGACCTCAACGGCACGCCAACCTTTGTCATCGAGACAAGCCCAGGCAAGTTCCAGGTCGGTGCGTTTTTAGATCGCGACGACCCAAACGTACGCGATCAGGCGTTGATCGATGCCGTGATGAATGCAATGGCCGACGCCGAGCTGATCGGCGCCGACCAGTCGGGTAATAACGCGGTGCGTTATGCCCGGCTGCCGGTGGGCGTGAACGGCAAGGGCGGGCGCGAGGCAAGGGTAGAGCTGCGCAGCTGGAACCCTGGCGTGCGGTACAGCCTTGAGGACGCGCTCGCGCTCTTCGGTATCGACCTCGAGGTTGTGCGCGGTCGTGTGTCGCGTGTAACGCCACGCGTTATAGATGTCGCGAGCGGCGCCGAGAACGCCGAGCTGATTCGGCGCATCGTGACGGGCGAGAGCTATCACGACCCGCTGATTAAGCTTTCGGCAAAGCTCGTCGCCTCGGGCGCCTCGGGCGGTGCCGTCGTGAATCACTTGCGTGGGCTCATGGACGCCGCGCGGCCAGGATCGCCGAGCGAGCTCGAGCGCTGGCAGTCGAGGTACAACGAAATTCCGCGCATGGTGCAGGGCGCGGAACGGTTTCGGCCCGAGGCGTTGCCCTCGGTCACGATTAACTTGGGCGGCGAGCGCAAGGCCGCCACGGCCGCAAGCGAGCCTGCCCCAATGGACTGGCGCAGCCTTGCGCAGAGTGCGCCAGCGCCGGCTACGTTTCGTTTGGATGGATGGATGCCGGCGCGCACGACGACGCTGCTCGCTGCGAATGGCGGCGTCGGCAAGTCGAACCTATCCCTGCAGCTCGCGGCGAGCCTCGCGCTCGGTCGGCCGTTCCTTGGGATCGACACGCACCCAGCGCGGGTGCTGGTACTGTCGGCCGAGGACGAAGCGCGCACGGTGCACTTTCGCCTGGGCAACGTCTGCGCGGACATAGGCGTCGACATCGCCGAGCTCGAGGGTCGCTTGGTCGCGTATGACTTGACGCAGTTTGATTGCGTGCTGTGGCGCGAGGGCGCGCCAACGGCGCGGATGCAGTGGGTGTCGGACATTGTCACGCAGCACCAGGCCGAGGTTCTCATAATCGATAACGCGAGCGACGTGTTCTCATCGAATGAGAACGACCGCGCCGAGGTGCGCGGGTTTATGCGCTGCTTGAACGCCATTGCGCTGCACTCTGGCGCGGCGGTGCTCTTGCTCGCGCACGTCGACAAGGCGAGCGTGCGCATGGGTGCTGGTCAAGACACCAACAGCACCTTCTCGGGCTCGACAGCCTGGAACAACTCGGCGCGTAGCCGCTGGGCGATGACGCGCGACGACGAAAACAAGGCCGTCAGTTTGCGCCACGAGAAGTGCAATTTTGGTCCGCTGCAGGAGCGGATCGATCTTGAATTTGACCCGGTCGCGAAAGTCTTTAGGCGTTTTGGGCAGGTCGCGAGTTTAGCTGCTGTGCGCGAAATGTTGCGAAAACAGCAGCATGATGAGCTCTTCGCACGAGTCGCGACTGCGATCCAAAAGAACGTCAACTTGAGCCCGAAGCCCAACGCTGGCAACCACCCCTACAAGGCGCTGCTCCTCGCCGAGCGTATGTCAAAGCTCGACTTCAAGACGTGCCAGGCTCTGCTGCAGGGCATGGTGCTCGATGGGCTGCTCTACGTCGAGCAGTACCAGGTGAAGGGGAGCAGTAAGGGCGCGGAGCGCTACGCTCTGACGCCGTCAGGCGTCGAGCGGAGCTTGCAAGAGTAGTTGCCGGGTTGCGGTCCGGCGCCCGGCGCGCCGAAGAGGGTCCCCCACCGCATAGGGTCAGTCAATCAGGGCTCGCGTACCCATTCGTTGTTTTTGGCGCGCTCCTCGTTGAGCTCTGCCTCGAGCTGCCCGATCCGCTCGAGGTAAGCTCGGATGCGTTCGCGCATCTCGCGAATCTCTTGCTGGTACTCAGGCACGGTGTGCGGGCGCGCGTCCCACTCGCGGACCCAGGCGCCCGGCTCTGACATGTTGTCGATCATTCCCGATCCTCCGCGCTAAACCATCCGCGCTGGCGTTTAAGGAACGTCGGCCACTCGAGCTTATCGACAAACGAGCGGTCGTCGATCAGCACTTGGTTAGTCGGCTGAGCGGTGTAGCGGCCGTTGTCGAGCGCGACGAAATAGAATTCTTTCGCCTGCTCTGGAGCTGCGCTGAATGCGTCGCCGACCGGCACCAGCGTGAAAACGTACATGCCGTCGTGCTCTGCTCCACTTTGCAGCTTTACAAGCGCGTTCATGGCGTGCAGAAACGGGTACTCAATCATCGCGAACTGCCATCCGTAGGCGTCCCAGGTCTGTGCGTCCGCCGCGGTCCACGGGTCGGCGTCTTTCTTTGTCGCGATCTTGTGCAACGGCACGTTGCGATACACGGCGCCGTTCTCAAGCAAGACGTGGCAACCAAACGCACGGCCGGGCCAGCAGGTGATAGCGAACCACACGCCACGCATCCAGTCGTGCTTGCCAATTGCGTCGGGTTCAATCCAAACGTATTGGTGAACGGGGAGGGGGCCAGAGTGTGTGTAGAGCATGTTAGTGCTGCCTCGCACCGCGGGGGCAGCGCTCCGCTAGGACTACTCGGTGCGTGAGCCGGGGCCGATTGCAGGAGATCAATGTTTGACGGCCCGTAATTTTTCGACCTCTTGCTGCAGGCGCTCGATCTCGGCGCGCAACAGCATCGACTCGGCGATAGCCTCCGAGAGGCGCACGAGCAGCTCGCCCTGCCCGCGGCGCAAGCGGATGTTCTCCTCGCGCGCGGCTTCGATCTCAGATTTCACCGGACACCTTCTCGAGCGCGTCGCGCACGCTTTCCGTCGCGTAGCCGAGCGCCATCAAAAAGTGGGCGTAGGCCGTCACGGCCTCATCGGCGTTCGCGAACTCGTCGAGCGCTCGCTCGACGGTGTATTGGTCGGTTACACCGCGCAGACGAATAAAGTCAGCCACGGCGAAACCCCCAACTCACAGGCGGGCGGCTCTTGTGCAGCACCCAGCGCTCGCCCAGCTGGCGCAGCGCCAAGCGGCGCTTGGCTTGCAGCTTGCGCAGCTGAGCGCGGTCGGGTTCGAGGCGTGCGGGTTTGCGCGGGCGCTGGCGCCAGAGCACGTCAAACAGCATCCACCCAACGAGTACGAGCGTCGCAACCGCGCTCAGCAGTACCGACAGGGCGTAAAAGGCTTCCCAGTACATAGACACCTCAGTAGTTGCACTTGAGCTCGGCGACCATCGACTCGAGCGTCTTGATGCGCGTCTCGAGCAGCTCGATCACGCGCGCCTGGTTGTCGATGAGTCGCGCCTGCACGCTGGCGAGCGTGTCGGCACGCTCGACGGCTTCGCGCAGCGCGGCGAACTTGGCGGGGTTGGCGGTGTGGGCGTCCATACGTCTTGAGAATATCGCATCAGTTGTCATAAAAAAAACCTCAAGCCTCGATGCCGAGCGCGTCCATGCGCGCGCACGCGCGGTTTAGCGCGTAGTGCAGCTCGTCGATCTTCATCGAGCCGAGGTCCTTCGCCCAATGACCTTCAGCGATCAGCTCGAGCAGCACGAACGCCGCCTCGGCGCGGTCACAGCCGAGCTCCTCGGCGACGTGCGCCAGGTCCATGCGCGGGGTGATAGGGGTGACGGTCATGCGGCCACCTCGCGGCGCACTCGCTGCGACACCGCCATCCAACGAGTCTTGGCGATCTTTCGCGCCAACAGCACCGCGGTGTAATTCGGGCATACGCCAATTTCGTCGACGGCGTATTCGTATGCGGCGTTGGTGGCGGCAAACCAGTCGCCCGTCATTTCGTAAGACCGGAAGGCTGCATTCGCCATTTCGTGGATTTGGGCGTCTTTCAAATACATATCGTTTCCCTCTTGTCTACCCGGCAACCGCGCCGGGGTTGCGCAAACTGTACGCGACCACACACAACGCGTTGCGATAATCGCATCACATCACCACTAGGCGGATAGGCGGGATAGACCAGTTCAGACCGGTTCAGACCGGTAGTGGTCGCGGAGCAGTCGGCAGCGGTCGCAGCAGGCTGGCCGTCAGCAGCACCCGGCCCATCAGGCCGGGGCTGCAGGCCCTGCAAGGGGGCTTTTTGGACCCCAAAAAGGGGGTCTAGACCACTAGACCACTTCCTATATAGGGCGGGAGTGGACTGGTCTAGTGTTCTGGGGGCGTTCGGGCAGAGCGCGGCGCAAGGTGGTGGTAGGGTAGGCGGCAGGAGGTGACGAGCATGGCAGAGTTACTTGTTTGGGGACTGGCAGGCCTCGCGGCCGGCGCGGTCGGGCTGTTGCTGGCCGCGTTCGTGGTCGGGTTTGTGGGGTACTTTCTCGCAATTGCGTTTGCATTCGGCGTTAATGCGGCCGCGGAGCTGTCCGGCTTCAAGCGTTAGCCTGTTGCGAAGGTCGCATCATTGTGGCAACTTCGCCACGCGATGGCGTTACAGCAATCTACAGAGGTAAAACAGCCGACCGCTGAGCCCCGGCGGGGCCAGCACCTGTTTAAGCCTGGCCAGAGCGGCAACCCGCACGGGCGGGCGAAGGGCACGCCCAACACCGTCACCAAAACGATTAAAGACGCAATAGAGCTCGCGTGCCGCCCTGGGGCGTGCCACCCAGAGGGTCTCGCCGGGTGGCTCATCGAGCGCGCCCAGGGCGGCGTACAGGACCGCCAGATATTTGCCGGCCTGGTTGCCAAGGTGATCCCGGCACAGCTGCAGGCGTCGGTCGACGGCAACATCGTCGTGCAGCTGCCCTGGCTGACGACGCGCAACGTAGGCGGCCGCGGCGCAGTTACGTCCCAATCAAGCACGATTGAAGCGCAAGTCATTGATGTGACAGTGGAAAAAGGCGGAGCTCTTCGGGTTAGCGACCCGAAGCCAGCCCTTGAGGCGCCCGAGCAGCCTGCTCCGACCCCCCACCCCCCTGCAAATCGGCAGGCGGGGGGAGGGGGCGAGTAGGGGTTCCCTTCCCCCCTCTCTCGCATTCGCAAAAATCGGGTGTTGAGAAAAACTCATGGACATCAACACCTATCTCCCCCGCGACATTTTTCAGCCGCTGCATAACCGCAGCGCGCGCTGGGCGTGCGTCGTCGCGCATCGCCGCGCGGGAAAAACGGTCGCGATGTGCGCCGACCTCGTGATCAGCGCGCTCGAGTGCCCGCACCCTAAACCGCAAGTCGCGTACCTCGCGCCGTTTCGTGAGCAGGCGAAGAGGGTTGCGTGGCAATACTTGAAAGACCTGACGAAGCCGCTCTGGGCAAAGCCGCCAAACGAGAGCGAGCTGAAGGTTGCGATCCGCACGGGTCGCGCGGGCGAATTTGCGACGATCTACTGCGGCGGCGCCGACAACCCAGACTCGCTCCGCGGTCTTTACCTAGACGCGGTCGTGCTCGATGAGGTCGGGCAGATGCGCCCCTCGACCTGGTACTCGGTGGTGAGACCGGCGCTCAGTGATCGCGGCGGGTCCGCAATCTGGGCCGGTACGCCGGCTGGAAAGAACTTTTTCTGGCAGCTGCGCGAAGAGGCGCGACTTAATCCGAGCACGCACCTGCTGCTCGAGTTGCCGGCGAGTAAGACGGGCGTGTTGCCCGAAGAGGAGCTGCGCGACGCGAAAGCGCAGATGACCGAGGAGACCTACGCAATCGAGTACGAGGTGAGCTTCGATGCCGCCGTGCCGGGTGCGTATTACGCGAAACTGATAGGAGAGGCGTATGAGCAAAATAGGGTGGGTGATTACCCCGTTGACGACGAAGCTGCGGTCGATCTGGTCGCGGATTTGGGTTACACGGACAGTTGCTCTTGGTGGGGATGGCAAACTACCCCAGGCGGATATCGCATCGTCGACTTCTACGAGTCGGACGGGCAAGCGATTGGGCACTACATCGACTGGGTCAAAGCGCGGCCGTACAAAGTCGGCCAAGTCTGGCTCCCGCACGACGCGCGCGCCAAAAGCCTGCAAACCGGCAAGTCGATCATCGAGCAGTTCTTAGCCGCGGGCATTACGCCGCGAATTGTTCCAGAGCTGTCGCTGCAGGACGGGATTGAGGCGGCGCGTCTTGTGCTGCCGAAGTGCTGGTTTAACGAAAAAGCGGTCTACGACGGCATCGAGCACTTGCGCGGCTACATGCGCGAGTGGGATGAGCGCACGCAGACCTTTCGTAACCGGCCCAAGCACGACCAGCACAGCCATGCGTCGGATGCTTTCCGCTACTTGTCGCTCGCCGCGAGGCCCATTTCTTCCCATTTGTCAAGTGCTGATGCTACTATCGCACCGCGTAGCGGTCATAGCTACGAGTTTTGCTTGGACGACGTGTGGGACTGCGGACCGAAAAAGTCGAGGCGTATCGGATGAACACATACCAAAGCACCAACATCGAATCGTCGAAGGACTTTGCCGACACCCCGCTCGGCCTAGCCCAGCGCTGGTCGACCGAGCTCGAGGCTTCGCAGAAAGAGCTCGAGAAGTTTCAGCAGAAGGCGGACAAGATCACGCGCCGCTACCTCGACAAGCGCGACGACTACACCGAAGACGAGTCGCGGGTAAATCTGTTCTGGTCGACGACAAAGGTACTGCTCAGCTTGCTTTATGCCCGGCCGCCACGCGCGTCTGTGGCGCGTTCGTTTTTGGACGCGGAAGACGACCAGGCGCGCGTGGCCGGGTTAGTCGTTCAGCGTTTGCTTAACAAGTCGTTCGACGACAACGTCTCAGCATGGGACGCCGCGATCCGGCAGGGAATTGAGGATTGGCTCATCGTCGGAATGGGACAGATATGGCTGCGCTACGAAGTCGAGACGCAGGTTGAGGAAATTCCGGCGCAGCTCGACCCGTTCACGGGCGAGGAGATCGCACCTGCGTCGACCTACGAGCGCATCGTCGATGAGGACGCGCCGGTCGACTACATTTACTGGAAGGATTTCTTCTGGTCCCCCGCCCGCACTTGGAGCGAGGTGCGTTGGGTCGCGCGTCGCGTGTACATGACGAAGGACCAGCTCGTTGCTCGCTTTGGCGAGGAAATTGCGAAGATTGTTCCCCTCTCAAGTACGAAGCCGAAAGACGTCAACGACAGCCAGCCCGCCAACGACGCCTGGTCGAAGGCGCAGGTCTACGAGATTTGGAACAAAGAAGACAAGCGAGTTTATTGGCTCGCAAAAGGGTGCGAGGTCATCCTCGACGTTAAGGACGACCCGCTCGCGCTCGATGGATTTTTCCCGTGCCCGAAACCGCTCGCGGCGAACGTCACCTCGAGCAACTTCATGCCGCGCGCGGATTACATTTTTGCCGAGGACCAGTTTAACGAGCTCGACGAAATCAATACCCGCATCACTTGGCTTACCCGCGCGGCGAAGGTCGCGGGCGTGTACGACAAAAGCGCGGGAGATTCGGTTGGGCGCATGTTCCAGCAGGCGGCAGAGAACCAGCTGATCCCGGTTGACAACTGGGCGATGTTTGCCGAGTCGGGCGGCGTCAAGGGCAAGATTGAGTTTGCGCCTATCGACCAGATCGTCAATTGCATTGAGCGCTTGCGGCAGTATCGTCAGGACAAGACGGTGCAGATTTACGAGGTGCTCGGAATTTCTGACGTTATGCGCGGATCGTCGCGCGCGTCTGAAACCGCGACCGCGCAGCAGATCAAGGCGCAGTTTGGGTCGACGCGTATCCAGCTCATGCAGTTTTACATTGCAGAGTGGATTACGCAGGCGCTGCGCATCAAGGCGGAGATTATTTCCAAGCACTGGCAGCCAGAAACTATTGTCACGCGCTCGAACGTCTTGCGCACCCCCGACGCGCAGTTCGCGCAGGCGGCCGTTCAATTGATCAAGGACGAGCAGCTCGCCGAATACCGCATCTCTGTTGAGGCGGACAGCATGGCCGCAATGGACTGGGCCGCAGAAAGAGACGCAGCGGTTCAGTTTATGCAAGGCTTGGGTGCGTTCATTTCTCAGGTCGCGCCGATGGCGCAGGGAGTCCCTGGCGCAGCTCCGTACCTGTTGCGGCTCTTGCAGTGGAGCGTGTCGAAATTTCGCGTCTCGGGCGAGATCGAGGGCGTGCTCGACCAGGCGATTTCTGCGATGCAGAACCAAGGTCTACAGCCCCCGCAGCCCTCGCCGATGGAGCAGGCTACGGTGGCCGAGAAAATGGCCGGCGCCAAAGAGCGCGACGCCAAGGCAATGAATACACGCGCCGAGGCCGAGCAAAAGGTGCTGCAGCTCAACGCAATGCGCGGGCAGATGATGCAGGCAGCGATGCAGCCTAACCCGCAGCTTCCCCCAGTGTTACCACCGGCGGGTTGAGTATGGCGAATCCGTACATCGACGAGCTGCGCCGACGCGCTGAAATTTTTACTGCGCTCGATAACACAGAAGAAGCTGACCTAATCGACTTAGGCGTTGATATTGGCGCCGGTTTTATTCCAGGCGTGGGTCAAGCTTTGAGCGCTCGCGATTTTGAGCGCGCACGCCGCGAAGGCGACGTGCTCGGTATGGGACTTTCGACGCTTGGAATGGTTCCTGTCGTCGGCGGTATACCGCGCACAGTGATGATGGCCGCGAAGACAGGCGGTAAGAAAGGTAAAAAAGCGGTCGGCGCCGTTTTTGACAACATCACGGATTACAACGAAGCGCTACAAATGGCGTTGCGCGGAGATCACTTAAAGCGCACGCCGGAGGGCAAATATGTCGGCGCCCCTGCAGATGTTGACAGCCCTCAAAAGCTTGCCCGTAATCGCGCAAACGCGTTGCGCAAAGTGGAAGAGGGTGCGTTTAACGCTAACTGGTACGACCGGGCGCGCGACACTGCGACTGACGTATCGGGCGGCGATCCGGCAATGGCGGCTATGTTTGCTCGCGGCGGCGCAGCCTACAGTCCGCAGGCGACTCCCGAAGTGGAGATCGGAGCGTTGGTGCGTCAGCACAACGCCAAGGTGCTGCGCGGCGAAGACGCTGTGCCGCGTACAGGCGCGCAGGCGCGAAACGTCGCGCGTGCGTATACCGAGAGCGCTACGGGTGGCTACAACATCGACCCAAGCGTTGTTCGTCTAGGAAAAAAGACGGGCCCGTATGCGGACGCTAAGGACCCGACGATCCCGTCAGAGTCGTTGTACAAGACTGCGAATGACATTTGGCACGGTCGCGTCATGGGGTACGGCGAAAACTTTTCTCGCGGATTTACCCCGCAAGAGCACGGATTTTTGACTGGCGAAAATCTGGTGTTAGCCGACACGGCTCAGCGCAAAGGGTTTGGCAAAGACGTACTGCCAGAAGGCTACGAGTGGACGCCACGCTCTGCGCAGGCAGCGACTTGGGGCGCTCAGCGCCTTGAGAAGTACAAAGGCGACTACGCGAGCGCAGTGAAAAAAGCGCTTCGCGAAAAAAAGAGACCGCCAAAAGCGCCGAGCGAAGAGGAGCTTGTCGCACGGGCAAGCTACGGCATCGACTCTGCTGTGCCGCGCTACACCGCGAATGACACGTTTGAGTTTGTTACGGGCGAGAACACCGGCCATTTGGCTGGGCTAAACCGTGCGGACGAGGCGACGCGAACTGCATATACCGACGCGATGGGCGATGCGTATTTACGCGCACCGTCAGGCGCCATGCGCGATCCAATATACGACTCGTTTCAGATGTACCAGCGCGAGGCGTTGCCGACGCAGGGAACGTATGTGAATTCGGCGGGTGAGCTTGAGCGCAATCCAGGGTTTACTGCGCGCCCTCTGGTCAGTTTGCAGCCGTCGGACCTTGGCACCACTGCGTCAGGCAAGGCGAAGCGTGGCGGCCCTCAAATGTTACCTGAAGACGTTCGCGCAATGCGCTACGCCGCTGCGCTGCGAGGTCTCGTGACTGGCCAGGAAGCAACTGGGTTCAATAAATTTACGCCTGCCAACAGCAGCATGAAGACGTTCGAAAAGACGGGCGCTCGGTACGAGGCGAAGAATGCTGACGAGCTCGAGGCTGCTCGAAAGGCTTTTGAGGGCCAAGGGCTAGACGTAGTTCAAGTCGGGGACGGCTTGCATATCGGGCAGTTTCCAGTCGAAGTCGGTCCCCCAGTGCCGGGCGGCGTCGTGCAGAAGCGCGTCAAGGCGGCGGGTAAAGACCTGCCTGGTAAAGCTGACGCCGGGCGCTGGGAAACTGGCTTAGAAATGACCCCGTGGACGAAAGAGCAGGGCACGGGCGAGACAACGCGTGCCGTACTTGAGCGCCTTGTCGACAACCCCGACTACGCGGTTAAAGACGCCGCAAAGAGAATTGATGTCGGCCGCTTCCGCGACGCGATGAAGCCAATGAACGAGATTGACCGTGCGCTTGCGGCAAAGAAAAACATGCCAATTCGCGAAGACTTAATGAAGCTGCGCGAGATGCTTTCTGAAGTAGGGCTTGAGGGAGTGATCGACTACGTCAAGAAAACGGGGGGCGTCGCTTTGCCCGCAATCGCTGCTGTACCGACACTTTCTTCCCTTCTTTCACAGCCTGAAGATCGCGAGCAGTTATAGCAATGCCTGGCGACTTTCTTTGCTCATGCCAGAACACCTGCTCCTGCGCTTTCGTCAGCTTTGAACGGTAAATCATACGTTCCTCCTGTTGAGATTATAGCAACAATGACCCGAAGACGCTACAGATACGACCCGGAGAGCGGGGAGATGGTCGAGGTGACCGGAGCCTACGAGCGCGAGCTTAAAAAGGGTGCGCTAAACCACATGGGCGGGTTGTGGGGTGACCGTCACTATGACGGGCTGCGCGCCACGGACGGCGCCGATATCTCAAGTCGCAAAAAGCACCGCGACTACATGCGCAAGATGGGCGTCGCGACGGCCGACGATTTCAAAGACTCCTGGGCGAAAGCCAAGCGAGAGCGCGAGCACTACATGCAGCGCGGCGGCTCCGTCCGTAAGCAGGACATCCGAGACGCTATTGAGAAACTACAAAACCGAAGGTAACCCACATGTCAGAACCCACCACGATCCGAGATGCTTTAGAGGCGGCCGTACCCGCCGACGACGAGACGAACGCCGCGATTGAGCCGGTCGTTGAGGCACCAGAGCTCGAGCCGGCGCCCATTGTCGAATCAAAAGTCGAGGCCGAGCCCACTCAGGAGGTTGACAAAAGTCGCGACCCAAAAGGTCGATTTAAGCGCACCGACGCAAAGCCGGCCGTGGCGGCCCCGCCGCCGCAAGCCGACGCCGCTCCCGCCGCCCAGGAGGGCATTACGCCGGGCCCGAAAGCTGAGCCGAAAGGCGCAGCAGCAAAGGATCGCGCCCCGGCGTCTTGGCGCCCTGAGACGCGCGAGTATTGGGGGCAGTTGCCCGAATCCGTTCGCGCTGAAGTCGCGCGCCGCGAGCGTGAGGTGCAGCAGACGTTGCAAGAGACGGCCGAGGCGCGCAAGTTTGCCGACCAGCTCAATCGGGTAATTCAGCCCTACGAAATGTTCATCAAGGCGGAGAACAGCAACCCGCTGCAGGCCATTGACAACCTTATGGGCACCGCGGCGCGACTTCGCACCGGCAACGCCCCAGAGCTCGCGCAGTTGATGGCTGGAATGGTGAAGCAGTTTGGCGTCGGCCGGTTTGGCAATCAGTTCATTGAGGCGCTTGATTCGGCGCTTGCCGGTGAGGTTCCACGGGTCAATCCCCAGCAGGCTCAGCTGCAGCAAGCCATCCAGCAACAGCTCGCGCCGGTGCAGGAATTTATGTCGCAGTTTCAGCAGGCCCAGGTTGCTCAGCAGCAGCGTGCGCAGCAAGAGGCTGCGGGCGAGGTGCAGCAGTTTCTTTCGCAAGCCGAGTTTGGCGAGGACGTCCGCGAGGAGATGGCCGATTTGCTCGAAGTCGCTCAGCGACGAGGCCGCGAGCTGAGCCTTTCAGAAGCTTACAAGCAGGCGTGTTTGACTAACCCGCGAGTAAGGGCGGTGCTTGAGCAACGTGCAAAAACGAAGGGCGCGCAGCAGATGACCGGCGCCGCGCAGCGCGCCAAAGCGGCCGCTGTTAGCGTTTCTGGAGCGCCCGCTCTTGCCGGCCCGGCCGCTGACGCTAGCAGTGTGCGATCTGCGATTGAAGCGGCTATTGCGGCAAACACAAGATGATGCTATAAGCACATTGGGGACGATGGCGTCCCCGGTGTGCCAAAGCACCGACAGCCACCGAAGCTCGAGGAGCGCCACAAGCGCCCACCTACGACATACCGGACTGAACAGGTTCGCGTAGGCCACACGAAAAACGGTGGGGCGTAAGCCCCGTTCATTTTTTTGTTGTGGGAGTTTCATAACGATGGCTTTTGCAAATACGTCCGTTACGGACATCATTGCGACTACGATTCAGTCGCGCACGCGGCAGATCGCCGACAACGTCACCAAAAACAACGCCTTGCTCGCGAAGCTAAACCAGCGCGGCCATGTGAAGCCTTTTGGGGGCGGAAACGTCATCCTCCAAGAGTTGAGCTTTGCCGAGAATGGCAACGCCGGCTTTTATTCGGGCTACGACTTGTTGCCGGTTGCGGCGCAGGATGTCATCTCGGCGGCTGAGTTCAACATCAAGCAGCTCGCTTGCCCGGTTGTTATGTCTGGTCTTGAGATGCTGCAGAACAGCGGCCGCGAGGCGTTTATCGATCTCCTCGAGGCGCGCATCAACGTCGCCGAGTCGACGATGGCGAACAAGCTCGCTGAGTCGATTTACTCTGACGGTACTGGTTCTTCGGGTAAGGAAATCACGGGGCTTAACGCCGCCGTGCCGTCTAACCCCAACACCGGCACCTACGGTGGCATCGACCGTGCGACGTGGTCGTTCTGGCGCTCGAAGTTGTACGACTTCTCAGCGCAGAGCGTGACGCCGAGCAGCACAACGATTCAGGCTGGCCTCAACACGCTCTGGGCGTCGCTCGTGCGTGGCGCGGATCGACCTGACTTGGTTGTTCTCGACAACACCTATTGGTCGTACTACATGGCGTCGCTCCAGGCGCAGCAGCGCTTTACTGACCCGGCGACCGGCTCGCTCGGCTTCCCGACCGTGAAGTTCATGGATTCGGATGTCGTGCTTGACGGTGGTATCGGTGGCTACTGCCCGGCTGCAACGGGTTTCATGCTGAACACGAAGTACATCTTCCTGCGTCCGCATCGAGACCGAAACATGGTTGCTCTCGCACCGAATCGTCGGTACGCGATTAACCAGGATGCCGAGGTTCAAATTTTGGCTTTCGCCGGAAATTTGACCTGCAGCGGTGCGCAGTTCCAGGGTCGTATCCAGAACTAATTGGCCCCGTGGTGGGGGTTCACCTTGCCTTGGTAGGTTGGGTGAACCCCTTCCTGCCAAGGCATTTTTTAAGGAGTAACGACCATGCCAACAACTGCAACGCCGACTTTCTCGCCTAACGGTGGACAGGTGGCACCGGACTCGACGTTCACCATTGCGTGTGCGACTGAGGGCGCGACCATTCGATACACCTACGGCACGACATCCGCTAACACGGGTTGGACAACGTACTCGGGCGCGGTGACGCTCCCGGCTGCTTCGGGCGACACAGAGACGGTGCGTGCCTACGCGACAAGCAACGGCAACGACGACTCTGCTGTGGCGTCTGCGACGTTCTACACCGTGGGCTACAGCGCAGCCGTCTCGGCCAACGCCAAGACGGTGCTTGATACCGCGGCCTCTCAGGGTCTCGGTGCCGCGACGCAGGGCGTCAATCCCAGCGGCGCGGATGGTGCGTCTATCAGCGGTTGGCGTATCGGTGCGTCCGGTACGACTGCCGACTTGAAGGTCGAAACCAACGCGTAAGGGTGCGGGGCTTCGGCCCCGCGACTCTTTTGATCAACCACAACATAAGGAAAATTCCATGCAAGTGAACACCGCCACATTGCCGACAGATTGGGCAGTCGTGCCCGACGCGCCTGGGCTCGATGAGTCTCGGTTCGTCAACGACGACAAGTTGTATGTGCAGTTTTATCGCACGCCGAAATTGCATCCTGGCAAAAGTCGTGAGGCTGGGCGCGCGATTTACGAGGAGATTGATTGCATCAAAATTATGGTGCCTGGCGACAAGCTCAGCATTATTGATCGCCCGGTTGATGAGATTGATCGCAGACGCTTTGCGGATCGATACCAGAAATGGTTGGCAGGAGCTGGCAACGTCGTCGAAGGCACTCCGCTATCGTCGTTGCCAAAGATGACGCCGACCAAGGTTGAGGAATACAAATACTTTGGCATTCACACGGTTGAGCAGTTGGCAGAAGCCAACGACAACGTCGGTGCCAAGTTCTTTGGTTTCCAAGAAGACAAGCGCTCAGCAAAAGCGTTTATCGAACTTGCAAAGGGTAACGCGCCGCTTGAAAAGATGAACGAGGAACTGAAGTCTCGCGACGCAAAGATTGAAGAGCTGCAGGCGCAGATTGAGGCGATTACAAAGATGATGAGCTCTAAAAAGAAGGCAGTCATCGAGGAGTAAGAGAAGCGAATGGCTTACCAGATTATTAACGAGTCGACGCTGTCGGCAATCGTCCAGAACGTCGCCGCGCTGGTAAGCTATCCGACTCCATCCGACCCGGCGGGATCGCCGGATGCGTCTGTGCAACAAATGGTGCAGGCGGTGAATCTTGCTGGATACGATCTGCTGTCAATGAATGATTGGCAGGAGCTGACCAAGGTTCACACGATTAGCATTGCGGCAGATTCTCCTGGGCAGAGCGAAAAATCGTTTGCGCTCCCAGAAGACTTCTACGAATTTGTTGATCAGACGCAGTGGAACTCGAGCGAGCAGTGGCCGGCAATCGGCCCGATCTCGCCGCAGTTCTGGCAGCAATTGCTTATTCGGCAGACGCTGCCGACGTTGTCGTTTTATTGGCAAGTTCGCGACAACAAGCTTTATATCCTGTCGCCACCCACAGCCGCCCAAACCCTCTCGTTTTACTACCAGTCGGTTGCATGGGTGCGCGACCAGGACAACCCAGACCTGTACAAGAATCGCGCCACAAAAAACGGCGACACGATTCTTTTGGATTCTTACTTGGTCACGCTGCTTGCGCGAACCAAATGGCTTGAAATGAAGGGCTTGGACAGCAGCGCTGCCATGCGCGACTTCCAGGTCAATTACGAAAACCGAAAGGGTAACGAGAAGGGCGCCAACGTGTTGACGATGGTGCGTTCGTACCGTTTCCCGTATATCCAGCCGTTGACAAACACGCCTGACACCGGGTTTGGAGGCGTCGGCTAGTGCCGCTCGTTGCAGTCAAGCCGTTCAAAACGCCGCGCATTGCAGCAGCTGCGCAGGTGTCGCAGCTCATCGTCGCTCCGGCGCCGGTTGGCGGTCTTAATTACCGCGACCCAATCAGCAACATGTCGCTTGTTGACGCGTTGGTGATGCGCAACTTTATCCCAAAACAAACGGGCGCCGAGTTGCGCAAGGGGTGGAAGTATCACACCGCAGTGCTCGAGGACGAGGAAGACATAAAGTCTCTGTTTTCCTATAACGCTCCAGACCCGGCAAACAGTAAGCTGTTTGCGGCGGCAGCCGGGGATATTTACGACGCAACTGCTGAAGGCGTTGCGCCAACGGTGTCTCAGGCGGCGACGGGTAGCGACGACGACCTATGGAATACGACGCAGTTCTCAACCGTCGCAGGTAACTTTCTGCTGGCGGTATCACCTGGCGCGGGCTACTGGACGTATGACGGCGCGACTTGGACCCAACAGACGCCGACCAACCTGCCCGCAGACCCAACCTCGGTTGCGGTGTGGAAGAACAGGGTTTGGTTCACCATTAAAGACAGCGCCAGCGTTTGGTATCTTGACACCGCAAACGCGATCACCGGCACAGCAGTAGAGTTTCCGATGGGCGGGACGCTCCGCAATGGCGGATACGTTCGTGGCTTGGTCAACTGGACGCTCGATGCCGGTCTTGGAATTGACGACTACCTGGTCGTTGTTGGGTCCCAAGGCGACGTGTCGGTGTGGCAAGGAACGGACCCTTCGGACCCAGACAAGTTTGGAATGAAAGGCGTCTGGTACGTCGGTCCGGTTCCGAAGTACGGAAGATTCTTTACGAACTACGGCGGCGACGTCATGTTGCTTTCGGAGCTTGGCATTGTGCCGGTGTCACGTCTGATCAATGGGCAGTTCAGTGAGATTCAGCCTGGCCCGGCGCAGAAAATTCAGTCGGTGCTGTCTCCGATTATTTCAAAGCTGCGCGATCAAATCGCATGGGACATTTACCTCGTTCCGAATAGCGACGTGTTGGTAATTAAGCTGCCACCGCTCGACGGCACCTACGAACAGTACGCCATGAACATCAACACTGGCGCGTGGTGCAATTTGAGTGGTATGCCGATGACGGCGACGGCAATGCTGAATGGTCAGTTTTACTTCTCGACAGACGACTACGCGGTAGCAAAAGGCTTTTTTGGTGAGCTCGATCAAGTCGCAACTGATGGCACTGGCGGACAAGCCGTCGATGGCGAGGTGCAAACGTGCTTCAACGCGTTTAACACGCCGGGGCAGCTCAAACGCTTCAGTATGGTGCGGCCGGTATTTATCGCTCGGCAACCACCGTCAATCAAGCTGCGCCTTAACACTCAGTATTCATTCGGAAACGTCGCAGGCGCGCCGTCTTTTACATCAGAAAGTCGCCCTGAATGGGATGACTCTGAATGGAACTTAGCTCGATGGGCCTCCTCGTCTAATACATACGAAACATGGATCGGCGTTACGGGCCTTGGATATTACGGTTCTTTGCGAATGCGGGTTCGAGGGCTTGGAGGGTCAACGATTTTTGCAAGCTTTCACGTTCTTAGCGAAGTGGGCGGGGTGATGTAATGGCCGAGCCAGCAGCTTCAAATTCGTTAATTGCAGCGCTCCGCGCGGCGACGCCCAGAAACGGCGCGGTTATGCCGGGTGCAACGCAAGCCATCAATCTTCCTTGGATGAAAAACCAAGGCGCGTTGGTGATGCCTGTGAAAAGAACGGCGCCTACCCCAGCGCCGGCGCCAGCTCCGGCTCCAACTCCGTCGCCGCCTCCGCCTGCAACGCTTCCTCCGCGCTTTCGATTGCCGCCAGGAAAGTCGCTTCCGCCGCCCGATGGCGAGCCGCCCTACGGCCGCCCTATTAATGGCGAACCACGCGACCCTGGCGATTTTAGGCGCAATCCAAATTTCGCTGAGCCCGTTGACGCGATTGAGCCATTCGATTTCTTCGGAGGTTTTCAAAGCGACTCATTCTCGTCATTTGGCGATAGAGAGCCTGTCTACGACAACTTCTCTGGCGCGAGGGAGAATGTTGTTATTCCAATGGCCCCAGAACAGGCGTTTGAAGCTAACGACGTAGAGGTGATCCTGCCAAGTTGGTGGAACGAGCAGGCGCAACCGCAGCCGACGATGGCGCCTCAAGCAGGGCCTGTACAGCAACCCGTTGCAGAGCCCGTAATGCTTGATCCGGCATTGCTCGAGATGTTGGGCCTCCCACAGCCTCCGCCTCAAGTGACGATGCAGTCGCCCTCAAATCAGTACGAGCCAATCCTGCCTTCCTGGTTCGATGAGGAGTTAGGAGGGCGGCGGTGATATTTACAAACCATCAAGAGCTACTGGCTCGATGGTTGTGCGAGCGGATCGGTTATATGCCGACGCCGCATTTGCGCTGTATTGCGAACGTAACAAGCGAAGGCAAGATTTTGGGTGTAGTGGGCTTTGACGGATGGAACGGCGCGTCGTGCCAAATGCACGCAGCCGGCGAGGGGAATTGGGTGAGCAGGGAATTGATCCGTGCCACGTTTGACTATGCGTTCAACGTGGCAGGGCTCAGGGTCGTGCTGGGGTTAGTGCCATCTGGCAATCAAAAAGCGCTGCGGTTTAACAAGCATGTCGGGTTTTCCGAAGTGCTTCGATTAAAAGACGCGCACCCTGACGGTGATTTAGTCGTAATGGAATTGCGGCGAGAGAACTGCCGCTACTTGGAGAACGAGCAGCATGGGCAAGAAGTCATCTCCGCCGCCGCCTGACTACACCGGCGCCGCACTGGCGCAGGCGCAGGCGTCGAAGGAAAATCTGAATATCCAGAACTTCGCCAATCGGCCGACGATTAACACGCCGTTTGGAAGCGAGACATGGAAAACGGAGTCCACCGTTGATCCCGCAAGCGGGCAGAACGTAACGTCGTGGACTCAAACGACTACGCTTACGCCAGAGCTGCAGGCTGCGCTCGATTCGCAGATTGCACTACAGCAACAGCGAAGCAACCTCGCCGAAGGCTTCATGGACCGCGTCGGCGAGGCGTACTCAAAGCCGTTTGATTGGGAAAGTCTCCCAGAGCTGACGTCTTCAGGCGGTCCAGGTCGTGTAATGAGCGGGATTGCGGATTACGCTCCTGGCTTATCGTCAAGCGTCGGCCCGCAAGGCGTCGTGCGTGGGTTTGACTTTTCTGGGCCCCAAATGAGCGTCAACGACTTTGTTGGAAACATCCAGCAAGGTGTCGGCCAAACCGCGCTTCAAGAAAATGTTGACCCATTAATTGGCGCGCTTCGCTTAAACACCGCGACAACGCCAATGGACACCGCGTTCGACGCCAACGCCGGAAACATTCAAACGAGCGTTAATCCTTTTCAGCTGAACGCTGCATTTAACCCAATGACCGGCGATCTCTCGCGAGCCGCGCAGGCAGAGGCTATGCAGCGACAGCTTGCGTTGGGCGACAACCCGGCGCTGCCGGCGTTTGACGCAAATTATCGCGACCGAATCGCGACCGACCTTGTTGGTCGGATGCTGCCCGTCCACCAGATGCAGCAGCAGGCGCTTGAGACGCAGCTTGCGAATCAAGGCTTTCAGAAAGGCACCGAAGCGTACAAGCGGGCAATGGATGACCTTTCTGCTCGGCAAGCGTCGGAGCGCTACAACGCTCTCGATATTGCCGGCAACGAAGCCCAACGCTTGTTTGGTATGCAGATGGGGCAGCGTCAGCAAGCGTTCAACGAAGACGTTGGTGCTGGTAATTTTGCCAATGCTGCCGCCCAGGCTGCATTTCAGCAAGGGCTTGCGCGAAATCAGTTTCAGAATCAAGCGACGCAGCAAGCATTCAATCAAGACATGACTGCGCGTCAAGCGGCTAACCAGGCAATTGGCCAGCAGTTTGGTCAAAACTTGCAGGCGGCAAACTTCGCCAACACTGCACAAGGACAGATATTCCAACAAGACATGGCTGCTCGACAGGCGGCCAATGCAGCGCGTAACGCTCAGTTTCAACAAGGCTTAGCAGCTAATCAATTTACCAACCAAGCAGTTGGTCAAGGATTTAATCAACTACTCGGCGCGGGTAACTTTTTTAACGACGCTGCAAGTCGTCGATTTCAGCAAAACCTTGCGCAAGGACAGTTTGCGAATCAGGCCGTCAATCAGGCGTTCGGTCAGCAGCTTGGCGCTGGGCAGTTTGCAAACGCCGCCCAGAATCAGTTGTTCGGTCAGCAGCTCTCGCAGGCGCAACTTGCGAACCAAGCCGCGGCGCAGGCATTCCAGCAGGACTTGGCGTCCCAGCAGTTCCAAAACCAGGCGCTGCGAGACGCTGCTTCGCTAGACATTCAGAGGCAACAGGCGGAGAACGCCGCGCTTGCCCAGCAGTTCCAGATGCAGCAGTCGTATGCCGATCAACAGAACCGCTTGCGACAGCAGGCGATTGCGGAGCAGCAGCTGCAGCGTGGTATGGCGTTAAACGAGATGAATGCGCTGCTGACCGGGCAACAGGTCGGTATGCCGCAGATGCCGCGATTTCAGCCGGCGGGCGTCGCCGAGACGCCACAGCTCCTCAACGCAGCCAATATGCAGTATCAAGCCGCGCTTGATGCACAGAACGCGCAAAACGCGGCTCTTGGCAACACGATGAGCGGTCTGTTTAGTTTGGGTAGTGCCGCTATCGGAAATCCTTTTGCGTTCTCAGATCGACGGCTAAAGCGAAACATCAAGCGCGTCGGAACGCACGCGCTGGGGGTCGGCATCTACGAATACGACATCGCCGGTTACCGTCAGCGTGGCGTAATCGCGCAGGAACTTGAGGCGGTGCAACCAGCCTTGGTCCGACGACACGCGAGCGGATATCTCACTGTGAATTACGGAGCGCTGTGACATGAACGACGATTTAATGTTCGACTACTTAGTGCAAATGGGCGCAATGCGACCAGAAGAGGAGCAGCTTGCGCGTAAGCAAGCGATGGTAGAGGCGCTACGTCAGCAATCGATGCAGCCTTTGCAGGGCCAATCGACAGGGCGGGTTTATGTTGCGCCTTCTTTCACGCAGGGTCTTGCGCAGCTCGGCCAGGCGTACATGGCCCGCAAGGGTCAGCAGGGCGTTGACGCGGGCATGAAGGATTTTAACGCGCGTCAGAAAACGGCTCTTGAGCTGCTGCGCGCTTCGCGCGCGGGCAACAGACCTGTCGTGCAGGCGCCGCAGGGTGGCAAGGGCATCTATAACCCCGACGATGAGCTGATGTACTGACCGCGGAGAGCGACATGGATTTTTACCAGACAATGCTCGCGGACGGCGCAATTGTAGAAACGCCCGAAGAGATTGAGCGAAAGAGGCGAGAGCGAATGCTTCCGCGTGCCGTTCGCGCAAGCACTGGCGGTGCTGTAACTAATAACGTCATCCCTGGCGAAGACAACATCCGTCGTGCGCTTGAGCTCTACGGCCAAGACGACGATTACTCTCAAGCGCAGGAATACGCGCGCACGCGCGCGACTGAGGGGCAGGGGGCGATGCTTAACGCGCTCGCAGCGCAGTACGCCGGTCCGCGATTTGAGGGCGTGCAGGGTCAGTACCTCAAACGCGCGATGGCGGCTCGAGACCCGCTAAAAGTCGGAACTGCCACAATCATGTCGGACGGGACGCTGCTTAAAGACCCCTCTGCTGAGCGTATGCGTGAGGCAGACAAACTGCTGCAGCTTGGTCAGTTTGAGATGGGGTTAGAGGACAAGCGCCAGGCGCGCGAAGACAACTCAATGCTGCGCATGACGCTCGCGGGAATGAGGGGCAACAGTAGCGCGGATGATGCGCGTTTGTGGCGAGCTGAAGACAAACTTCGTAATGATTTTGATAAGGCAACTGGCGACCTTGGCACAGAGCTTGGTGCAACTCGCAAGATTTCCGAGATCATCAACGCTTACGGCGGCAGACCGGAAGCAATACCGGCCATTCCGCAGCAATCGTTAGTTATTTTGCTCAACAAGTTTCTTGATCCCGGCTCTGTCGTTCGAGAGGGCGAATTTGATCGCGTCGTAAGAGCGCAGGGGCTTGAAGGTCGCGCAAAGAACTTGATGGATAACATTCTCAAAGGCAAACCGCTTAATGTAGACGCCATCAATCAAATAAACGAGCTCGCGCAGCTTTATCAACGCGCGGCTGAAGCCAAGATCGGCGCGGTGGCGCAGCAGTATTCGCAGCTTGCCATTTCTCGCGGCCTAGACCCAGCGGCGGTGATCGTTAACCCCGCTTATCGCGGCGGAGAGCCTACGAGCGGCAATCGCCGCGTTCGTTACGAGGATTTGGCAAAATGACGATAGATGTCGTAATGCCAGACGGGACAATTGTTGAGGGTGTTCCAGAGGGAATTACTCAAGACGAACTCAATCGGATGCTGCAGCGCTACAACGCGCCGAAGCTTACCGACGAATGGCGCCGCAACACGATGAACAGCATGGCAGGCGCGCGTCTGAAAGAGATGTCTTGGCTGCCGAGGGCGTTACTTAACGTCGGCTCTGGCGTACAGGAGCTTGTTACTGGCGCTCAGCAGCGCCTCAACGACGCGTTTGGAAGTGACGAACGACGAGCTGAGCTGCAAAAGCGGGCCGCCGACGAGCGAGCATTAGCAGAAACGCTCGCCGCTAATACGACAGGCGGCGGGGCGCTGCAGGTTGCAGGCAACGTCGCTCCGACGCTTGCAATCCCGGTTGGTGCATTTGCAAATACGGCGCTGCGTGCTGGCACGTTCTTGCCGCGCGCGTATCAAGCTCTTCGCGCTGGAAGCTCAATAGCGCCAGCTGCGTCGACTACGGCGAAGCTTGGTACTGCGGGTCTTGTCGGAGATGCGGCGCTATCCGGCCTTGCGTTTGGCGGTTTGCGGCCAACAGTTGAAGGAGAAAGCGCGCTTTATAACGCAGCGACTGGCGCTGGATATGCCTCGGTATTGCCTGGCCTTGGGTACGGCGTTAACAGCATTCGGAGAATGACGACTGCAGGGGGCGGAGGCGAACGCGCCGCAGAGCAGGTTGTGGGCGAGCTGGCTGGCGAAGGCGCTGACCAGGTTGCTCGCCAGAACGTGCTCTCGCGCACACTCGCGCAATTACGCGGTTTAGGGCCGCAGGGTCCGATTCCGCTTACAAGCGCGGCTCAGCTCGATAGCGCCGACCTTGCGCGCCTCGAGCGCGGAAGCCGCACGCTGAACGCGGGCAACTGGTACGACTTCGACCAGGCGCAGGCTAGAGCGGTCGCCGATGAGTTTGGCGCCGCGACTAGCGACGCTACCGACCTTGCTTCGCGGCGCGCGCTGCGCAAGCAGGCGTGGGACAACAACTGGGCGGCAGCCGAAAGAGCTGTAGACGCTCCTCTTTTCCGTCAAGAGGTGAGCAATCTCAAGGCCACGGTTGATGACGCGCTAATGACTGCCGATGCAGCAAACCCTGCTGTACGCAATATGCTTCAGCAGATCGCCTCTGAAATTGAGCGCTACGGCGACAGAATTCAGCCTGGCGTGCTGCAGCAGATTCGCGCGAATTTGAGTGGCAAATATCGCCCGATCAGCCAAAACGCTTACGAGGCGGCTCCGCGAGATTCAAATGCAACAAGGCTTGTCATTGGCGAGCTGGACAGAATTTTGAACAACGTAAGCGGGAACAAGTGGCAGACGGTTGTAGACGAGTACAGCGCAGGATCGCGCTTGGTTGATCAAAGCAAGGCTGCGGGCCGCGTTCGTGAAACGTACTACGACCGCAACACGGGACGCGTCCTCGGCGTGTCTGCAGACGCGGCTGGTGACGTACCTAAAATCACCGAAGCTGGCCTGGGCCGAGCAATTGGCCGAGGCAGTGATCGCGCAGGAAACACACAACTTTCGACAGCAGCGCAAAACCGACTAGATACGGTTTTGGATGCCCTGCGTCGCCAAAACATTACCCAACGTGTAGCGAAAACCGCGACGTCAGGTGGCGGAAGCAACACCGCAAGCGATACCATTGCTGCAGCAGCAGCGGGTCAAGCCGCAGACGTGATTGGCGGTGTTGCTGGCGCGCCTGGTGCTGTCGTCGCAAGAGGCGGCCTTGACGCGCTGCGAGCGTTTGCCAATACGAGGCGCGACCAAGCGCTCGCCGAAGCGCTCCAGAACCCGCAGGAGTTGCTGCGCGTTCTTGAGCAGCTTGAGCGCGCTGGGCAACCGTTGACGGCAGAACAAGACGCACTTTTAAGAATTTTGCGCGGATCGGCACCAGCCGTCGCGCAGTAGGTGATAGGAGAAAGCAATGCCCCGTAATGGTTCAGGCACATACACCCTTCCTGCTGGCAACCCGGTAGAGCCGGGTACAGTCATTGAGGCTAACTGGGCCAATGACACGCTGGAGGACATCGCGAATGAGATTACCGACTCGTTGTCGAGAACCGGCGAGGGCGGAATGCTTGCCCCGTTTCGTTTGGCAGATGGCGCGCAGGCGACGCCTGGCATCGCGTGGCTAAACGAAACGTCAAGCGGCTTCTACCGCGCCGGCTCTGGCGAGATGTGGGGCGTCGTGCTTGGGACGCGCATTTTGCAGTACACCGTCAACGGCGTGCTGGTGCCGACAGGCCGCACGTTTACCGCGCAGGGCAACGCCACAATTGGCGGCACACTTGGCGTCACGGGTAACACGACACTTTCCGGCACGCTTGGCGTGACGGGCAACACGACTGTGGGTGGCACGCTGGGGGTGACGGGAAACACCACACTCAGCGGAACTTTGGCCGTTACTGGTGCGATAACCGCAAGTGGTGGAGTTACTGGCAACGCCACAATTACTGGTGGCACCATTAACAACACCTCGATTGGTGCAACAACTGCAGCGGCTGGCACGTTTACAAACCTGACCGTTAATGGGGCCGCGGCGCTGGGCGATGCGATTAGCGCCACGGGCGGTACGCTCAACGGAGTGACGATTGGCGGCACGACCCGTGCGGCAGGCAGCTTTACGACCGTAAACGCCAACAGCGGCATCACCGGCACGTTGACCGGCAACGTCACGGGTAACGTGACAGGCAACGTCACCGGCAACGTGGCGGGTGATGTGGCGGGCAACATTACCGCCGCCAGCGGCACCTCGACGTTTAACAACGTAACGATTAACGGTTCGCTCGACATGACGAGCGGAGTTATCTCCAACCTCGTCGCGCCGGTTGCCGACAGCGACGCCGCCAACAAAGCATACGTTGACCAGGTGGCGCAGGGTCTGGATGCCAAAGCATCGTGCGTCGCGGCGACGACGACTAACATCACGCTCTCCGGCACTCAGACCATCGACGGTGTCGCGGTCACTGCAAGCCAGCGAGTGCTCGTCAAGAACCAGACGGCCGCCGCCGAAAACGGCATCTACGTTGCTGCAGCGGGCGCATGGACTCGAGCGGCTGACGCGAACACTTGGGACGAACTTGTTTCGGCCTTCACGTTTGTCGAGGACGGCACGACCAACGATGACAGCGGCTGGGTCTGCTCTGTATCACCGGGTGGCACACTTGGCGTGACGGCCGTTACCTGGGTGCAGTTTTCCGGCGCAGGACAAATCACCGCTGGCGCTGGTCTGACCAAGACTGGCAACACGCTTAACGTCGGGACGGCGTCGGCGTCGCGCATTGTAGTCAACGCCGACGACATCGACCTTGCGACGACGGGCGTCGCCGCCAACACCTATAAATCGGTGACGGTCGACTCGTATGGTCGAGTGACGGCTGGCACTAACCCGACAACACTTGCGGGTTACGGCATTGTTGACGCCTACACGATCACTCAGATCGACAACCTTTTCGGCAGCACCACTTCAGCGGCGGCTTCTGCTGCGGCTGCAGCGTCCAGCGCGTCTGCTGCCTCAACGAGCGCGTCGAATGCGTCGACGTCGGCCAGCAATGCGCTGTCGTCAGCCAACGCGGCTGCGGCGTCGTTCGACTCGTTTGATGACCGATACCTCGGCGCTAAGTCGTCCGATCCGACTGTCGACAACGACGGCAATCCGCTTATCACGGGTGCGTTGTATTTCAACACCGTCTCAAACGAGATGCGTGTGTACAGCGGCTCGGTGTGGCTTGCAGCGTATTTGCCGCCTTCAACATTTGTGCAAGGCCCTGCGTCGGCTACCGACAACGCACTTGCGCGGTTCGATGGCGTTACCGGCAAGCTGATTAAGAACAGCGCCATTACGGTCGATAACAGCGGCAACGTCGCTGGCGTTGGAACTTTGACTGCCGGCGGCCAGGTAACTGTCAGCGATCAGATTGTCAGAATTGTCAATACGTCTGCAACGCTTCAGCTCTTCAAAGACGCCACGCCGACAAAAGCCGCAAGAGTGACTTTTAATGGCGCGGCTTCTAACGGCGCTTCGATTGGTATTTTTGATGGAACTTCTTGGACGGAAGGTTTGACCGTCGACAGCTCTGCCAATGTTGGGATCGGAACTACGGCGCCGGTGTTTGGTGACGGTAACGGCCTCGAGATTCAGCGCGCTGGCATCGCGACGCTGCGCTTAGAAAACAGCACCGCATCGAACTCGTTTGAGTTGTACGCAGACTCCGCGGCGAACGGCATCAACCTGCGCGGTCGCGATTCGTCGCCAATGATCTTTTGGACTGGCAATACGGAGCGTTTGCGCATTGGAACGTCCGGCCAAATTGGCTTGGCAGGTGCGAACTACGGAACGTCTGGACAAGTGTTGACAAGCAACGGGTCCGGTGCCGCGCCAACGTGGCAGACGTCAACCACTGGAATTACAGCTGGAAAATCAATCGCATTCGCAATGGTTTTTGGAGGATAAAAGATGGCAGCCCCTAACATAGTTAACGTCACGGCAATTTACGGCAAGGTAGCCGTCCAAGCGATTACGACTACCGCGACCGCAATTGTCAGCAACAGCGCCGCGAGCGGCAAAGTTTTGAAGGTCAATGCGCTGTACATTTCAAACGTGGATGGCACAAACAATGCTTCGGTAAACATTGACGTTTTCCGATCTTCCACGGCGTATCACATTGCCAAAACAGTCACCGTTCCAGCAGACGGGTCGCTTGATGTGTTATCCGCGCCAATTTATTTGGAAGAAGGCGACTCGCTACGTTTGACGGCAAATGCAAACAGCGACCTTGAGGGCGTGGCAAGTTACGAGGAGTTGTCGTAATGGCACAGTTTCCAAGCACATCAAACGCAGATGGCATTTGGGGTTTGATGGCGGTACGAAATGCGCTGATGGGGTCTAATTGGCCCTCGCTATCTCCCCCCATTGAATATCTAGTCATTGCTGGCGGTGGTGGTGGTGGTAACGGTCGCGGTGGTGGTGGTGGTGCGGGGGGATACCGTAGTTCTGTCACCGGTCAATCTTCTGGTGGTGGTGCATCAGCAGAA